TAGTAGTATGCTCCGCAGGTTAAAGAAACACCCACGAATGAAAGAGATAGATAGTGAGAAAATAAAGATTCTATTTTTTTTAGAATATAATAGAAAAAAATTAATAAAAGGTTGAGTAGACAAAATATATACAACAACAAAATTTAAACTGTATTATATGTGTTGGTTCAGTGGTTAGCATAAGGTATTAGTCTCTCATATGATTAAGACCTCTTATGTTTTCTTACAGGACAAAGGATACTCAAAAGTATAAGTGAAAATAACAGTAGAATAACAAGCACAACAACCACAACCCAGTTACCATGTAGGATTCCACTAATCCACTCTCCGGACTTCACAAACCAACAACTTACCCCACATTGTGGTGCACCATCATCATAAACCTTGTCATTTTCTTGCTCCGAAATCCCGTTTACTTTGTCCAGGTGTGGTGCACTTGCTTGCAGACCTGTACTCGAGCAGTCTACTTCATGACAACATTTAAAGGAAGAACCACTGTGCCCACCCTTACCTGTGATTTTGACTGTATTTTGACCCCGAACTAAAGATACGCTCTGTGCACCATAGCAGATAGCCATGTCACATGCCTTGATGGAGGTTAAAAATCGTGCACAATCAATAAGAGATACCTGACATACCAGTGTAAATCCAACCCCAGAGCCCCAAGCACCCTCAATAGATGATGTTTGAAGCCCTACTTTACAAGGGTTTTCCCCAAGATTTTCAAAGTCGATGTCCTTTGTTACTAGTATGTTCAGGTGGTCCCTAAGCATCCCGTCAGGATCCTTCCATTCAATCCTCTCTTCTGTAAAGTGAATTAAACTTGTATTAAATGATTGAAATGAGTCAATTGTGGCCATGACTTTTTTATAACCAGATACCATATTACCTGAGTACTCACACACCGGTGTTGTTGCAAAATTGCATTTTTTTCTAAAACTACCAGGAAACTCAGGACAACTAAAACCTCTGTCTCTAGGACTCATGATATCTCCTGGATCACCATATTGGCAGGTAGACGTGCACCAATCCTTAAAGATAAGTCCCCCGCCTTCCAGTGGCCCTAGAAACACCAGTGTGTCCCCTTGTGAGAATTTAGAAACAGTCCCTATTATGCAAACCTTTACATGCCTAGACATGAAGCAATCATTCATGTCAATGGTCTTACACAAGTTTTCCTCTCCAAATTGCACACACACCTTCCGGCTATACCGGACTGTTATTAATTTATAAGCACTACCAACAGGTTTCAACTGATCTAAATAGAGACCACAGGCAGTACAGCCTGTCCCAACACCAGGGCAGTCGGGAGGATTGCAGCCCCAACTATTTTCATACTGGAAATCATGTTCAAAGTGGCACTTGGCAGTATGCCAAGGGTACTGGTATTTTGTGCATGCACCATAACAATGAAAAGATGTCTTCAAATTTAACCTAGCATCATACCAGTGGCCTAGTGAGTGGACATCGGCTGCAATTCCTTGACTTTCAATCTCAATATGGAGTGAAACAGCTTGTTCAGGATTAGTGGGACTAGTCAATTTCCTTTTATATGTGTATTTTGAGCTTGATGGTAATGAGAAATCAAGTTCCAGATCTGTATGCATTGGAACGCTACCTACTCCATGAGCATTGTCAGTCCAGAGAGGGTTCAATGAAGTCTCAGAGGCACTAGCTGCCCATGCAATAGACTCCAGAATCAACAAGCACAACCAAACTGTTAGGATATAGCATCTGCTCTTATATCGGAATAGATTTAAAGTCCTATAACAGCCAGGGCTGATAGTTTGGGGGGTTATAGTTTTCTTCAAGTCTTCTCGAAACCTGTGAGTAGCCTGACAGACTTTATAATGAGCTTGGAATGCACTCTCTGTCATCTCACAATGGGTAAAACAGTAAGGGCATTGAGATTGATTACATGAAAGATTGTGTGCTTTTAATTCTTTCCCAGTCTCGCACTCATATTTACAGATGTCACAAACCATGGAACCTTTAGTTTTTTCAAACTCTTCCTTTATTTTTCTTAGTATAGCTTTAAACTTATTTTCTTGGGTGGTGTTATGGAAGATTGCTGCAATAAATTTCAAGATAAGGAGTACAATATAGGTTATTGAAGGTATTAACAACCAACCAAAACAAAAAGTTGTAAGCAAGGCTGCAGTTGCCCACCCATGAAAACCMGGGACACACAATTCAATTGCAATCGAATGGGCCACAGATGGCAATAAAGAAAATAGACTTGTAATAGAATAAATGCACTGACCGATAACAAGAGTTTTCGTAAGAATCACCTTTCTTTGTCCATTGCAGTAAATGATAATATCCATGTCAACCCGTTGGCATACAAATGTTATTTGTTGTTCAGCAGCTCGAAATCTATTTTGTTTAGAAACAAGGCATGTTGGTGATGTGATATTGAAAATCCCTCCTTCTGAGAATGCCTCACATGATGCACCAGGGCCTGAAAAGACACAAAAGACATTGCAAGGGTGTATTGCTTCATAATAACCCGGTAGTTCTATTGTGCCTTCCCATATTAAAGGTAATGCATTCTTTTTACAATCAGATTGATTCAGGTTGGGAAATAAACCAGGGCTGTAGCTCAGCTGTCCATCCTGGGTCAACGTGTGGACACTGAATGATGAATAACTTGGTATACCTGAATACGCAGTGAATTCTAAGTTTTGTGAACTTGCTGTATGAGGGATCTTTCCTTCAATTGTGCCTGCAATTGAGTAAGATGCAAGCTCCTCTCCAGGTAGGTCATGGTCTTCTCCATGTGGAGCCCTTAGCATATTGGCTAGAGCCTCCATGGCCCTAAAGTCAGTTCCTGATGGTACATATATAGGACCTGAATTCCCACCTAGCAAGCAGATATAATAGCCTTGTACTTTATCATCTGTCCCATTGCACTTGCCATTCATTGCAGTCTTAACTGTTTCTAATATCTTGTAGGTTGACCCCTTAATTCTTATAAAAAAACATATAATTTGAACACTCACGATGTCAAAAATACCATTTTTTACAATATTGGCTACACTCTGATCAGGTACAAAACATTTCCCTTCATTCAAGACACCCACAGTGCAATATGTTCTTTCATAAACTACCTGGATTCTATATGGACCAAGTCCTATTAGACAACTTTTCATCATATTACAGGAGTGAACAGGGACAACCATATATAGTGTTGGCTTACAGTGTGTAGTATTGCAGGATAAGTCATAACAGATAACTGAACGTCTTAACCTGTGAGATTCCTCAATCATCTTATGTGTGAGCGAGCAGACACCTTTAAATTGAATTTCTGATGTTATTAGCTCATACGAATCTTTTCCTGCATTTGAGTGATCTGCTTTCTTTCTCCAAGTTGTTTTTGTTGCCTTTTGGAGCACTGAAAGAGACTGATGGTTATCCATGTTACACGAGCTTTCCGGTACGAGTTGCTCTGCCTCAGTGATTGAGAGTGATGGCAGCTGGACTTTTCCCATCACACTGCTCTCACCAAAATTGACTGAATGAGGGCATTCAATCTTCATGTCATACACATTTTTCAATGACTGACAAGGGAAGGTTATGGCTGCTAGAAGTAGTAAACCCCACATGATCATGCTGTTGCTTAACTGCTATTTCTTGTGGAGTCTACTACTA